CTCTTCCTCGAACGCTCTGTCCGATGATTCAGTAGTGAAAATCTCTGAGTGTTGGTTCTCGTACCTGGAGTACTCCATGCCAAACAAGGCATTGAGACCAGGCTCTAGCTCTTTCGCTAGTTGTGCGCGAGAAATAGCCATAATCTATACCCTCCTTATACGCCGGTCGTAGAAACAGTTGCCGCTACAATGGAACCAGTAGGCGCATTGAAGTGGTTGTTTATACGAACGATTAGTGGAATACCAGCAGCAGTGAAATCAGAATTGTCTGGATCATCTTGGATGCCCATAATTCTTAATGCCAATGTGTTGGTGGTTGCGACTGTATTCAAATCCGCTGATGCAGAAGAAATACCAGTAGTTGTAGAACCACTGTTACCCGTAGCAAAAGCAATGTTTGCGAATACAGATGTACGAACTTCCGCTTCAGTGTTCTGTCCTGCAACAACGTTAGATGTTGCAATCGTGAACAATTGATTTGGATCATCGTACAAAAAGGCTTTGACAGGGAATGTAGAATCCGCGCCAGAACCAGGCCAGTAGTTAGAGTAGATAGTTTCACCAGTAGTAGATGAGACATACTCACAACCGCCAAACACACCCACGATAGCGACGTTACCACCAGCCGCAGCTTGTAGATCGTCAATAACGCCCGCAGCTAACGGAATTACCGCCATGCCTTGGAAGATTGGGTTACTGTTGTCGGATGCAATTCGATACTCAGTCATACCGGTAGAATTGGTCGATTGACCAATTTTCCCAATGGGGCGTAGCCCAAAGGATCCGTTAGAATTTGCCATAATAGCACCTCAAAAGTTACTCGGAGTCCCTTCGTGAGCCTCCGAAAGATACACGACTTTGCCTGTTATTACTAATAGGCATCGAAGGATGTTGGTCCTTCATTAGGTCCTGATCAACAGCTACCATTTGTTCGCGGGTCCGGTTCCCGTAATACGCGGATCGTTCTTGGGCGGTTTCTACAGGTATGCGACACAGCATCAGCCCGCCTTGTCCGATAACTCCTTCATATCGACCTTCGTCAATAGTGGGAGCTTCATAGTCTGGATACTCGTCCTTACGAACGGGTTCCCATCCTTCGCGCAGCTTGGTGTTGACGTTCATCTTGTCTTCTTCACCACGCATTGCAACTCGAATCCAACGATGCACATAGCCCGCAGGGGCTTCAGGTGCTTCAAGGCGGCTGGGCGGAGCCCATGGTTTACGGCGCGTTTGTGTTTCGCGAGTTTCGCTTTCACGAGATTTTCTGTCAGTCATATCATTACTCCTTCACATATTTTGCATATTCTTCAAGCGGTACGTTCAGACGTTTCGCCATCGCAATTTGTGATGGTGACAGTTTCACCGACCTGCGCCCTGTTTTTGCTGTACTGCGGGTAGCTGAAGCGCCAGCAGGTGCGACCTGTGCTCCGCCCGATTTCTTCGCTTGAAACTTGTGTGGAAATTCCACACGCATCCTGCGATCAACTTCAGTATAGTATTCTTCTGCGCTCGGGTCAATTCCTTCTTCTTCAACCAGTTTGCGATGAATACCAAATGCAGCATAGGTCATTACCTCGTCGCTGCCAAACCATTCATTTTTTTCTGCCCAAGCCTCGGCTTTAGGATCCGGTTTTGGAGCAGGAGCTTGTTGCTGTGCTGCTTGTTGTGGCGCAGGCTGGCCTTGTGCTTGACCCTGCTCGACCTCAACTTGTTCTGAACGCTGCTTTGCTATTCGCAAACGCTCTTGTTCAATAGACATTTTTGACATGGCCTCTTGGGCTTCCATCATTTTGTCTGCATCACCAGCCTCGTAAGCCTCTTTGTACAACCGTTTTGCATTTATAACTTCGCTATCCAAACGTGTACCATATTCGGTTAGATACCCTTTATCTAAATTCTGCATTCGGTTTTTAAGTTGTTGGTTTTCACCTAAGAGTTGTTGCGCCATCCGAACAGCTTCCTCACGGTCACGTTCTTCTTTGCGATACTTCTCCGTTAGCTTCTTAATCCTGTTCTGGACTTTGGTGCTATAGGTTTCTAACTCATCTTCAGTTGTTTCAGCCTCTGTGGTTTCAACGGGTGCAGGTTCCTCCTCTTTAACCTCCTCCGTAACAACTGGTATCTCAGTTTTAGAGGACTCCTCCTCCTTAACCTCAACTTCAACTTCGACGCCCTCGTCTTCAAGGACTTCTTGCTCTAGTTTTTCTTCAGCCATCTGTTCCTCCTAAACTTGCTTGATGTCATCAGGCTCAAGAATAGTAGCGATAACTTCGTCATCATTAATGATACGAACCTCCCCGCCATCAATTCTAAAACGTGATCCTGAATATCTACCAATGCAAACCCACTGACCTTCCGCGCACCAAGGTGCTGCGTCCTGTCCAAACTTGTCTGGGTCTTTATATGCCAAAGGCCCAAGCTTTAAAACGTAAGCTACAACAGTAGCCACGGCCTCACGAGCTCGAATCTCATCTGGGATATGTAAACCGCCCTGCGTCTTGGATGCACCTTTGTAAGGCATCACCAATAAACGCCAGCCCGTAGGCTGTGGCAGTCGTTCCAAAAGGGGTTTATCTAGTAAAGAAGGATCTAAAACCTTCTCGGTGGCGTCAACATACGCGCTATGTACATCAGACGAGTCAGCCGAAGCCTTCTCTTTGTCTTTGTTCATTTTCTGCGCAACGTGATCAGGAAGATATAAGGTCTTCGACATCGTCTGCGTTTCTCTCCAGCAGGGCTTTTATTTCCTCACGGGCGTAGGCCAGGCCCCGTATCTCACCTACCATGAGTTTGTAATGCTCCCAATCTTTGGCAACATCATTAGCAAGAGCACTTGCAATATCTTGTTCGCGCTCTCGTAGTAGCTTATACATATATGTCGAGAAGTCTACAAGGTCCATTAAAGATTATCCTCCACCTCTTCTTCAGAACTGTCGTTATAAAGATTATCAAAAACCCTGTTTACATCGAGGGTATAGTCTAAATCAGACTTTGAGTAATGAATATGCTGAGAAGGTCTGAAGTCTGGTGCGCCTTCTCCAGTGTTAAACCAAGCAGGATGCGTAACTCTTACCCTGTTGTTCGGTAAAGCAACAATGTTACCAGTATATCGACCAGCATCAAGCAGTTCTAAAACGTGACTTTGCTTGTGTTGTGCAGGATCATCTGCAATCTCGCTATCTGTATAGTACACAGTAAACAAGTATTTAGCAGGGTAGAACTCACTTTCTACCTTCGCCATCCAAGGACAAGGTGTGGTTCGATCCATCTGATATACAGCATGTGTACGAGACGAGCAGTCCCAAGGTTGTGCTGCATGAACAGGCATAGGCTCGGGCCACTCCTCAAACGGAGTATCCCCTACCAACGCTGTAATGGGCATTCGAGCCCACATTGCTCCGCCGTGGACATTGGGTATACCCTCGATGTCCGCTTCGCAGCCAGTGAAAATCACCTGAAAACTCAGGCATCTGTTCGGCATGGTGGTGACGCCAATCGCCATCGCATGTAAAAACTCTCCGTGGTACGCAGTGTGATTATGTGTGTACTCACGCCGCACCCAGCACTTAAAGTGCGGGATGTTACTTTGTAAAAAAGCCATTAATAGGTTATGATAGGTTTTCCTGAAGACCGAGCCGCACCGAAACCTGCACCACCCATAGCTTGTCCCTTGGAATTAACCTTACCACCCATCGCATAACCCTTGGACTTAACTTTACCACCCATCGCCATACCTTTAGCTTTTACTTTGCCGCCCATGGCGTAACCCTTGGACTTAACTTTGCCTCCCATAGCCATGCCTTTGGACTTAACCTTACCGCCCATAGCCATGCCTTTGGATTTTTTGTTCATCATTTCAAAATCTCCTTTGTCAATTTTGTTATTCTTATTTAAATCAAGTTCAGCTTGATCCCCTACAAGACCACCATCTTTGAAGTCTTGCTCGGGAGATCTAAGTTTTCCTTCAGAGTCATAGTAAGCAACACCAGGGGGCCGTCCATAGTTTAA